TTAGAGGGACAGATGAAGCAAAAGATCGAAGTTGTGGTGAAGGAAATCCGGGAGCGGCTGGCGGGGAAAAAGACCTACCTGCTGTCCGGGCTGCTGGTGGTTACTGTTCTGGTTCTGGTCTTCCTTGGGAGGCTGACTCCGGAGACCGCTTTGACGGTCGCCCTGGTCTTCGCCGGGCTCCTTTCAGCCAGCTACCGCTCGGCGATCGAGCAGCACCACCAGGAGGTGCTGAGCCTGCTGTATCTGATATCGGAGACCGGCCAGGACGTGCTGACCCACCAGGTGGGCAAAGCGCTGCCACTTCTCAAGACTGCCGCGCCGATCGCTGAGCAGTTGGCGAGCGAGCTGAAGGCGGAGCATCCGGGGGCGAAGTCCTGATGGCGACCGCAATGCCCAATCTCCCGTCGCCAAGCAAGGATGGCTTTTCGAGAATCCTGATGATTGGCACGTCTCTGTGTGGCGGCGGGTCGGCGCTCTATCTGATTGTGCAACTGGTGCGTGACGAGCCTGACCGTGCGTTCAAGCTGCTGAGCAACTGGGGCCCAGGGTTTCTGCTGGCGTTCTTTATCTCCTTCCTTGTAAGCCGGCTCATGGACAAGCTGCTGGAGGGTTCGGCGCGGCAGGCCGAGTCGAGCGCAGCGGCGATCCGCGAGGTCGCGGTGGAGATGCGGTCGGTGGCGGAGGCAACCAGCCGCCAGGCGTTGGCCATGCAGACTACGGCGGATAAGGACGACCGCGACAAACAGGAGATGCAGATCCTGATTGGCGTGGTGAACTCGAAGGTTGAGCAATCGATGGCGGAGATGAAGCTGCACGGACAGGCGATCGCCGGAACTCTTGAAGAGATCAAGAGGCAGAACCGGGCGCTGATGCGGATCGAAGACGCATTGAAAATCAACCGGCCCGAGGAAAGTGAAACGCGATGACGATGGCAGGGTGGCATCCCGATAAGAAGAGAAGGCTGCGGTATGAGGTCCTGCGCATCCTGAGCATCCGGCACGGGCGTCAGGCCTCGCGCATTGATGACACGCTGCTCTGCATCACGCTGCGCGACCTGGGCTGGTTCGAGTTGGACATGAACGACACGGTTACGATCCTGCAGGATATGGCAGGGCGCAACTGGGTGAAGTTCCGCGAGCTGAAGAATATCTATGCCCGCCGCGTCCAGCTCTCGCAGATTGAAATCCTGCCTGCCGGCCAGGACATCTTCGATCAGGTCACTACCGATCCCGCCGTGGAGTTCTGAGCGATGACGAAGCCGAGACCCAAAACCGGCGAGGCGCGGAAGACCCACCAGCCGCTAAAGATCGATCTACTGCCGGATGCTGCGCGCGAAGCGATCGCGTTCCTCCGCAACCAGCGGTTCAAGACGTGGGATCAAATCTCGGAGTTGAGCGCAAAGCCGTACAGCGAAAAGTGGCCCAGCGACGGGGGCGGCTTTATCGATTGGCCCAATGTCGATGGGGAAGTACTCGACCAGTTTCCGGGGCTGAAGCTGCCGGTGACGAGCCTGCATCGCTGGTACGATCTGCGCGTCCGCCAGGTGCAGACGCAGATACTCAAGGAGTCTGAGACGGCGCGGGCGTTCGCAGAGAAGTTTACCGCCGCGTCGATCGACGATCCCAACAGCGCCGTGATCAACGCCATGCGGGACGAGGTATTCACGCTGGCCGGCAAGATGGAGACGGGCAGCCGTGCCGATTACATGGCCGCGCTGAACCAGCTCACGCTGGCCATGACGCGCATCCAGCGCATCCAGTTGCAGGCGGAGAAGGTACGGTCGGATATCGCGAAGAGCGAGGCAGAGCGCGCCAAGATCGTGGCCGCCAGCGGCGATCCGCGCGAGGTCTATCTGAAGGCCGTCAATGACCTGCTGAAGAAGCTGCGCACGCGCGAGACTGTCCGCGCCGTGCTGGACCCAATCAAGGACGAACTGATCCAGGAGATGTCGCATGGCGCAGAGGCCTTCGCAAGGCAAGTCGAAGCGTCAGCGGCTTGATGAAGCGGCCGCGGCGATTCGCGGCGGGTTCGGCATCAATCCGGAGATCGTCGCCATCCAGCGCGCCGATCCGAAGGAGCTGCTGGCCCAGGCCTGGGAGATGGCCGAGGAGATCACCGACTTTGCGCTAAAGTACCTGGCGCACTTCATGATCGATCCGGTGACGAACGAGATAGTTCCTCCGGCCGAGTTTCACAAAGAGATCTACCGGCTGCTGCTGACAGAGCAGTTCATCGCGATCGCCGCGCCGCGCGAGCACGCCAAGTCCACCGTCGTCTCCGTATTCTTCTCGCTCTACTGCATCTGCTATAAGAAGCGCCGCTTCATCGTCCTTATTTCGGACACGCAGCGGCAGGCCGCGCTGCAGCTTGCCGCGGTGAAAGAAGAGCTGGAGACCAACGACGCGCTGCGCAAAGACTTCGGCGACCTGGTGGGCGATAAGAAGTGGGACGTGAACGATTGCCGCACGTCCACCGGCATCAGCATTGTGGCGCGCGGCGCTGGGCAAAGCCTACGCGGCCTGCGCTACCGCATGTACCGTCCCGACCTGGTCATCTGCGATGACATGGAGAACGAAGACGACGTCGACAACCCCGACATCCGCGACAAGAAGACGCGCTGGTTCAAGGGCACCGTGATGAACCTGGGCAAGTACTGCCAGATCTGCGTGGTCGGCACCATTCTGCATTACGATTCGTTTCTCTCCGAGCTGCTGGACGAGACCAAGTACAAGCGCTTTATCAAAAAGCGCTATATGGCCGTCGACCTGGACTGGACGCCGGAGAGCGTGCTGTGGCCGGAGAAGTGGAGCCTGGTCGAGCTGCGCCTGAAGGAAGAAGACCTCGGCAGCGTCTTCTTCAATCAGGAGTTCCGCAACCTTCCTATCTCGGCCGAGACGCAGTTCTTCCAGGAAGCCTGGATCAAGCAGCACCAGTTCTTCCGGGAGAACATCGCGCAGGTCGCGCTGGCGAAGGTGACGTATCACGATCCCGCGATCAGCCTGAAGCGCAAGGCCGACTTCTTTGGCTCGATCACGGTTGGAGTCCAGGAGAACGGCAAGATTCTGGTGCTGCGCTCCGAGCAGAAGAAGATGCCGTTTACCCAGCAGGTCGACTACATCATCCGGCTGTGGGACACCGAGCATCCGGAAGTGGTCGGCATCGAGGACCAGGCATACCAGGAAGCGCTGAAGCAGACCATCGACGAGGTGAGCACGCAGACCGGCCGCTACATGAATGTTGTCGGAGTGCCGCACCTGACCGACAAGTTCATGCGCATCGCGAAGATCAGCGGCCTGGTGGAGAACGGGACCATCCAGTTCTGCCTGGATGGAACGCAGACCGCGCTGATCAACCAACTCCTGTACCTGGGCAAGATCAAGGATGACTTGGCCGATGCGCTGGAGAGTGCAGTCGCGTTGGCGCGGCAGATGAATTTCCGCCCGGTGATTATCTCGCTGTCACCGGATGTGACCATCGGCGATCGCGGAGACAATGGCCAGCGCCGCGGGATGCTTTCGCAGGCGTTCGCTCAGTTGAACCACAGGCAGGGCGCGGACCTGATCGATAATCCGCAGGAGTTTGTTCAGAGAGCGAGGAAGACAATATGGCGCCGTTGAATTTGAAGAGGCTGCTGGGCAGCGGGCACGAGACGATGGTGTTTCTGGATCTGCGCGAGGCGCGCCAGGCGCAGCAGGAACGCGCGGCGGCGAAGGCGGAGGAGCTGCGGGTGCTGGCGGTGAAGGAGGCCATCCAGCCGTCGATCTTCTCGCTCACGTCCGGCGACGACGACACCGACTACCAGTTCCGGCGCATCACGTCGCCGCAAACGCTGCGCGATCTGAACCCGCTGATGCACGACCGCATGCAGCAGGTGTGCTTCTTCCTGGCCGTCACCACGCCGTTCGGCAAGCGCATTGTGGAGATCATCACCAGCTACGTCGTGGGCGAACGCTTCAAGGTGATCTGCGAAGATCCCAAGGCGCAGGAGGTGATCGACAAGTTCTGGGATGACGACATCAACTGCATGGGCACGCGCTGCCAGTCGATGTGCAACGAGCTGACCACCTTTGGCGAGTTCTGCACGCCGGTCAGTGTGAACCCTGTGGACGGATTTGTGCGCCTGGGCTACATCGATCCCATGCAGATCGAGAGTATCCAGTACGGCAAGATGAACATCGGCGGCGGCGACCAGATCGTTGCTTTCCCGGTGAACGTGGTGCTGCGCAAAGAGGTCGGCATTCCGGAGCAGCGCGTGCTCTCGATCATCCGGCGCGAAGAGGACATCACGTCGCCCTCGTGGGGCTATCTCTCCGGCGAGACGTTCTACTTCGCCATCAACAAGGCGATGAGCGCGAGCCGCGGGATCTCCGAACTGTTCTCGCTCGCCGACTGGATCGATGTGTTCGACCAGATGATCTTCGATTTCGCCGACAAGGTCCGCTTCCTGAACAGCTATGTGTGGCACTACACGCTGACCGGCGCGGACCAGAAGCAAACCGACGCGTATTCAAAGGAGATTACACAGAACCCGCCGCGTCAGGGCACCGTGTTTGTGTCGAATGAGAAGGTGAGCGTCGACGCCAAGACTCCGGACTTCAAGGGCGCGGACATGAGCGCCGGCGCGGAGATGGTGAAGAAGTATGGCATCGGCGGCGCGGGCCTGCCGGACTGGTTCTTCGGCGACTCCGGCAGCGGCAACCGCTCCACCGCGGCGGAGATGCAGGGGCCGACCGGCAAGAAGCTGACCATGCGCCAGCAGCACCAGGTGGATTGCATCAAGCGGCTCACGGGCTTTGTGCTGGAGCAGGCGCAGCTCCACGGCGCGCTGGGCAAGAACGTGAACCTTGCGCACACCATCGAAGTGCCGGAGCTGCTGGTGCGCGACCTCTCTGGCGCGGCCAATGTGCTGACCGGCGCGACCCAGGCCGTGGCCGAGGCGGAGGACCGCGGCTGGGTGCAGGGCGAGACGGCCGCGCGCATCTTCCACATGCTGATTGGGCAGCTTGGCACGGAGATCGATGACTCGAAGGCCGAATACGAGGCCGCTCAGCAGCAGCTCGAAGACAAGCAGGCGAACCAGCAGGACTCGCTGTTTGCGCAGAACGCGCTGGCGAAGGCTATCGCGCAGCAGCAACCGGGCGCGCCCGATCCGCCAGTCGGGCCGGACGGCAAGCCCAAGCCGGCGACGGCAGAGCAGGCGGACGGCATGGTGAAGGAAGCTGCGGTGTGGGACGGGGATGCGCGATTCGCGGCGTGGTGGCGTGACTACGTAGAAAATACCGGGTCGACGCCCACGTTTGCCGAGACCATTGCAGCGGCCGCTGAAGCGCGCAAGGCAATGCTGAAGGTAGCGTAGATGGCGACACGCGCTGAGCTGTACATGGAGCAGGTGCAGAACCTGATCAACGGCGCGAAGTCGCTCTCGCCGGCGGCGCTGGCTGCGGTGGAAAAGGCGCTGGCGGATGCGGACCGCGACATCCTGGGCCGCATCGCGCAGCTCAACCCGCAGAGCTACACCGCCGCGCAGCTCGCCAGCCTGCGCAACGACATCGACCAGGCGATGGCGAAGTTCCGGACCACTGCTACGGCCAACGTGAATGCGCTGCAGGCGCAGGCCGCGACCATGGCGAACAACGGCATGACCGCAACGGTGTCCGCCGCGCTGGGCGTGGGCCAGCCCATCGGCGCCATCAACATGCAGACGGTGCGGATCGCGCAGGGCTATGCTGCCGACCTGATCACCGGGCTCAGCGCCGACGCCGCGAAACAAATCAAAGGCGTGGTGCAGCGCGCGTTCCTGGGCGGGCAATCCATGGGCGAGATTGTCGAGGCCGTGGGCTCGGCGATGGAGGGCGGCAAGTTCAGCGGCATCTTTACCGACGTGGGCAGCCGCGCGATGCGCGTGGCCTACAACGAGATCCTGCGCGTGCATTCGATTGCCGGACAAGCCCGGCTGGAAGACCTGGCATCGCGCAACGACAAGATCAAGAAACAGTGGCTGCACATCCCGGCGGCGCGCGTGCCGCGGCTGGGGCATCTGCTGGCCGATGGCCAGATCGTGCCGGTAGACGAGCCTTTTGAAGTCGAGGGCGAGGAGCTGATGTTTCCGCGCGATCCCAGCGGCGAGCCGGAGAACACCA